AATTTAATGTATCTATTAGTTTATCTTTTTTGTAAATATAAATCATAATTATCTCCCTATCGCTATCCAAAAATATGTATCATGTTTCCCAAAATTATATGTAAATCCAGATGTTAAAATTTTTATTTTATTATTAGTTGCAGAATGGCAACTCCATTTACCGTCACTTATATTATGGTAGTTATAATTTCTTGTAACAGATGTATTATATGAACTATTAGGGAAAGGGATTGGTAAATCTACAGAGTGTTCTTCATAATCTTGCTTTGTAACAGTTAAATCTATAAATCCCCATTGTATAATCAATCCAGTTCTTTTATCTTTGAACCAACTTCCTTTTTCATTACTACCAGTCTCTGTTAAACTTTCAAGATCACTTATAATTGCTTCTAATGAATAATCTTTGAAACATTCTGCAGAATTAATTGTACTAGATGTTGTTTTTATACATTTATATAATCTGCCTGTATTTCTATCTAAGTAAAATTGACCAGTTCTTTTTTCTCCTACATCTTGAATAAAACTAGGGTTAAGTTGACCACCTGCAATGCTATTAAATTTATTGTTTATTTCAGGCATTTTGTTTTCTATTTCTTCTTTTAATATTTCAAGCCTTTTCCTAACTTGTTCTTGAGCTTTTTCATCAGCAGTTTCACTTATATTTTCTATAATCTCTTTAAACTTTTTATTAAAATCATCAAGAGGTAAAGTTTCTATAACTCCATCTGCATTCATATACCAAGTCGATGAAGGCTCTAATGGTGTTAGTATTTGTGTTTGATATTTACTATCAGTTTTTACTCCTACACTATTCAAATAACCTATTATATTATTTATATCATCTACTATTTTGTTTGTATGCTCTACAACCATACTTAACTCAGGGAATTTCTCTAAATATTTAGAAGCTTGTGCATTAAAAATCGATATTATTTGAAACTCAACTGCCTTATTATTAATATAATCATCGACTATCAATGTGTTTTTATTATCATTAGATACAGTTCTATAATTGCCTTTTGGAATAGGAATAAATGGACTTGTTTTTTCTCTATACAGAAAAACTGTATTTTCTAAGTCAATACCATTTATTTCATATCTTCCATTTCCTTTTTTAAATTCTCTTATAATTTTATGTAACTTACCTGTTTTAAAATCCATATTATCTCTATCTCCTTAAAAAAAGGCAAGAGGTTTATATCCCCTTACCCCTTTATTGATTAAACTTTAAATGTGAATTTTGTTATTTTTTCTGGTGCAATTACTACCACTCCAACAGATTTAGTTATTTGTAAATGCCAAGTTCTTCCATCTGTTGGCATAAATACCATATCTGTAGTTATAGAGTTTTCCCATTCTGCGAAACCAAATGTGTAACTTGGTATTATATAGAATGTTCCTTTTGCAACTTGTTCAGATATAATTATTTCAGCTCCAAAAAATGTTAGAGGAGTATCTCCTGTACCTCCACCAAATGCTGCTTGATAATCCCCATTTATAAAGATTTCAGATGAAGCAAGAACAGAATAGTCCTCTCCATTCATTACTATAGCTACACCTTTCTTTTGGTCAATACCATTTTTAGCCCATACATGTGCACTTCTAACTCTTTGAATTAATATTTTTATATTTTCTATATCATCAACTGTTTTTGTATTTTTACCTGCTGTTGCAAGAGTTCCAGCTGCTGCTATTGCTGCAATTATTTTTTCATCTTCTTTTTGTAAAACTGCATTTGTCATAGATGAAACTATTGGTGATTTTAAATCTAGTTTTGTCTTTAACATATCTGTTTCTGCTAACTTATCTTGAGATGAAATTTGTGCTATATTTGCTTGAAATTTATCAAAATCTCCGCCTTCTCCTGTGAAAGAGCCATTAAACATTGATGGAATTCCATCTTTTGCTGTTGCTTTCTTCTTTCTGTAAAATGTGTAAGATTCCCCACCTTTTGCATTTCCTCTTTCTGCCATTTTTTTCAATCCGCTAGCTTTTAATGTGTCTTGTGCCATTAAAACTGAAGTTGCGAATTGTTGTTGTTTTGTGTTTGTTGTTGTTGACATTTAATACCTCCTATAAACCTAATGTTTCTTTAAAATATTTTTTATCTTCTTCTGTTCCAATTATTGCCAATAATTCTTTTGCTTTCCCTTGAACATCTGCATTACCTATATTAGCTCTCAAGTATTCATTAAATTTATCTACTGCTTGATAGCCTGTTAATCTTGATGTTCTACTTTCTCTTTCTGTTTTTGCTCCTATACTTGCTCCTGGAGTCATATTTTTAACAAGTGCATTTACTACTTTGAAAGCAATAGGATTAGTCATTATTTCATCATAATATTTACCTAGATTGCTTTTATCTAGTGCTTGTCTTAATTGTGTTCCTGTATATTTATAACTTTGTTTCTCTTCCATTGTTAGAGAAGTATTTAATTCTTTCATAATACTATCTCTGTCTTTTGGAGTTTCTGATAAGTTTTCTTCCATCAAAAACTCAATTTGTGCTTGTGTAAAACCTTGCTCTTGATATCTCTTTGCATATTCTTCTATATAAGGTAAAGAACTTTCATCTATTCTTCCTTTGAATTTGGAAAAGTCATAACCAGCAATGTTATATTCTTCTGCAAACTGAATATCATCTACTGAAAAAGGTTTCTTTTCTTCCACTTTTTCCCCAGTACCATCATCATTTGTACTGTCATCTGGTGGTAAATTTTGATTCAAGTCATCTGTATTTGTTCCTTCTCCATTGCCTTCTGGTAAATTATCTAGTACATTATCTTCCATTAATTAGCCTCCTTTTCTTCGTTAAACTTTAAATCTGTCATTAATTTCATAACTGTGTTTCTCCGTTCAGGGTATACCCCTGACATTATATAAGCACTTTCTCTATTTCTTTCATCTTCAAGTAAGCACTCTTCTAGTAATTTATATAAATCATTATTTCCAGCAAATTTATTTAAAAGTATTTGATATTCTGTTCTATGCTCCATTAAATACCCCCATACCTTCCTTAATTTCTTCTCCTATGCCTACATCTTGCCTTTTACCAATACCTTCTTGTATCATAGCCATTTGTTGCATTTGTTCTAATTGTTGTTGTTGTGCTATCAGTTGTTTTATTTCTTCTTTATTGTTCAACACATCAAGTGGCACTCTCATTTTCTTACTTGCCCAGTCTATAAGTTCATCTATTTTAAAAATAAACTGTCTTTGTTCTTCTGGGACCACTTGAGATAAAGTTATATAGAAATTGATTGTATTTATAACTTCATCACTTCCAGCATTACGAGTAAGTTCATTGATATATTGAATCTGAGAAATATTTATGTAACTTTCATCTTCTGTTTTATCTAATAAACCTTTGCTATCCATTATGTAATAAGCATTCATAAAAGTTGGCTCTAATAATTCTGTGTTTATAAGTTCATAAGTTCCAGAAAATTCCTTTCTAAACATTTCATGCCTCAAACTCATTTCAGTAGCAGAACGATTTTTAGTATCTGTTACATCTCCAAGAGGTTGTGACATAAATACTTCTCTTATTTCTTGTTTTACTTGTTCAATATCCTTTTCAACTGGCAACAGATTAGTCCCAATATTAATTGGCTCTACTCCATATCTATCTCCACCTATTCCACTTCCAGCATAGTTTTTTGCTCCAGATTTTAAACTAACTTTATTTATTAAATCTATGCTTCCATAAAAGTTTAATGGAGGGCTAACAATTTTTTCGGCATGTTTTTTTCTTTTTTCTTTTAAATCTTTCAATTCTTTGAATAAATCTAAGTTTTCTAAACCTATACCAATTCCCCAAGGATTAGAGCTATTTATTTTCCATCTAAAAACTGTATAAGGATTGTAATTTAATTCCCCCTCATACAAAATTTCTTCAAATGCTTCTGTAAAAAGCCCATGATAGTATTTATACGTACTTGTATCTTCGTCAAAAACTCCAATAACACACTCTATAATATTTATCTTTTCGTCAAGTTTTTCCTCATTTAAACCTTTTGGTGTCGCGATGGGTAAATGACCAAATAAATCGTTTATATCATTTAGATTTTTATCTACATATACTTTGAATATAATGTTAGGTTTTCCCAAATTATCCTCTAAAATATATATATTGTCTAAGTTTTGATAAGCATAGGTAAAGCATTTAGTATTGTCTTTTAGTTCTATAATCTTTCTTATACCAGTCCCAACTTTTATACAGTCCAATAAAGATTTTGATGTTTCTGTATAATAGTTAGTATTATCATTGGTAAAATAAACTGTATCTGAATTATTTTCTAACACCTTATTTATTTCATTTTCTTGCGTTTCAGCAGTTGCTCCATCTACACCAGATACTTTTTTCAAAGCTTCTTGATTTACTTTTACTGTTGCCCATCTTCCAGATTTAGAAAAGATTGATGACATTATAAAGTTACACAAGAAGTTTTCGCTTTTTAAAATAACACTTTCTACACCTCTATTACTTTGCTTCTCTATCGTTCCACTATCTTTAATACTAAAATTTACATCGGTGTATTCATATACTTCATTGTATACTCCTCTTATGTCTTCTTTGTACTTTTTTGCATTATCATAGTAGAATTCTAATTTTTCTTTTGTTATTCCTAATATCATAAGTTACTCCTATAGCTTTCTTTTAAAAGCTTTTTTTAACTTGTCAATATCTTCATCATCTTCAGTTTTAAAATCATTTTTAAAATCATTCGTAGCATTAGAATAGTCTACAGTTGTTTTTGGCTGATTAAAATTTTGATTAACATTTGTCTTAGCAATAGTTCTTGTATCTTGTTCTAATCTTTGATTAAAATCACTTTCAGCTTTTCTCTTTTCTTCAGCTTCTCTTAGTAATTTAGCTTGTTCTTCTCTAGCTCTTCTTGCTTCGGCTTCAGCTCTATCAGCTTCTTCTTTTCTCCTTCTGTTTTCCTCAGCGATTTGCTTTGAAAATTGTTGCTCTTGTCTAAAAGCATCTTTTTTAGCTTGTTCTAACATTCTTTCTTGATTTCTTTGTGCATCTGATTTCCCTAATAATCCACCTGTTAAATTTCCTGCCATTCTGCTAGCACCTTTTTCAATTTTTTTAACACCTTTTTCAATTTTTTTAAATGCTCCACCAAAGCCTCCACCACCCTTGCAATAAATTTTTTGCTCATATTTCTCTTTTAAGTTCATGATATACCTCCAGTACTGAATATCTTTCATTTTTGTAATGTTTCGTTTTATATTTTTTTATTAAATGCTTATGAAAATTGTAAGCAGTTTTATTTTCTATAAAACACCACATGCTTATTTTTTTATAATGTTGTAATCTCTTGTCAAATAATTTCATTAATTCATAATAAGAATTTTTATCATATTTACTTTT